GTTGTCATAGTCAATGCCGTATATCCGCTCATCATCGGCGTTGGGGAGGAAACAACGGCGCACGCTGTTGTCCCCTGACGGGAGCGTCTGCAAGGCAGGGTTGCGGATCGACATGCGGCCCGTCTTGGCGGCAAGCGTGTTGATCTCGGGGTGAATACGGTCGTTCGCATCCCTGTCCCGCAGGAACGTGTCAAGGTAGGTGGACTTCCACTTGGTCACACGACGGTACCGAATCAGGGGCGCTGCAACCGGAGCGTACCGGGTACCCTCAAGACCGGCGAGCACCGTCTTGTCCAGACGGGGAAGGCCGGTCTCCGTGAACTCCTGCGGCTCCCACCCTGCCGCCTTGAGGGTCAGCGTCACTTGATGATCTGAGCCGGGGTTCTCAATGCCGAACGCCTGCAACTCCACCCGCAGGGCGTCCGCTTCCTCTTGCCACTGACGGGCGAGGTGTTCCGTGGAC